GCAATAGCAGTTTCTTTAACAGCTTTAGCATCAGCGATTGCTTCTTTTAACAAATCATTGTTTGCCATAATCTCAAAATTTTTTTTGTGAAATACGATTATTAAGAATCGTAATAGGGAATAATATATATTGGTATCATATCTAGGTACTCATGACACATTGCGATTATACGTATATGGAGAGATATTAAAATATAAAAGCCCTCAAAAAGAGGGCTTAGGTCTATAAAGGTTATCTATAGAGAGGTTAAGTTATAGGACATGATCCTTTTGAACAAAGAATTTCATGTATTAATTTATTAACATTTGTATAATCGTAAGTGTAATTTTCTTTACCTTCTTTAAGAATTTCATGCATATAAGAACCAGGGTTTGAAGGAGTTGAAACAAAATCCCAACATAATAATTCAAAGTCATCTTGTACTTCCATTATTTCACCCCTTTGTTCTAATGAGCCCATACCTCTAGATGATACTCCTACAGTACACCCATTTTTAATAAGTTCTTTAAGTATGTTACCCGATGGGGTAGGTAATATTTCAATTTTACCCATTACTTGGTCTCCATCCCACCAGTATTCATTTATAATATGAGAAACATTTTTTAAATTTACAACAGTAGATTCTGGGTGGTCTAATTCTCCCATTGAGCGTCTTTGTTCAATAAGCTCATTATATTTATCCATTTCGCGTTGCCATAATTCTTTTGAATAGTAACGACCATTACCATTTTTTACTTCAGCTGTAGCTAAAATACCCTCAACTAAAACATTACCATTATCCTTATTAACATTTTCAGTTAATAAAGGTGATGACAATTTAAAGGTATTAGTTTCTATTAAGAGTGTTTTACCCATAATTTTATTTATTTATAGCATAATCAGAAACTGATTGTCCTACTTGTTTAGGATCTCTTTCACCCGCAGCACCTCTAGTTGGGTTATTTTTTTCATTCCAACTTACTTCATCTGCTTCATCAACGATTTCTTCTTTTTGGTATCTTTTACCACACATTTTTTCATACATTTTTTCCATCTTGCCTTTTCTTTTTTCTAAAAGCTTGATTTCTTTTTGCATTTGTTTCATCTTAGACTTATCAATTAATTCTTTAAGATTATCATCTTCATTAATTGAACTTACTCTTTGAATTTTTTCATCAATATGATTAGTTAAAAATTCTAATTGAGCTTCTAATTTTGTAATATCACCTGCTTTTCCTATTTCAGCTAATTTACTATCAATTGATTCTTTTTTCATCTTTTTGCTTTTCTTGTCTTTAAGTGCTTTTTCCATTGGTTCTTTAGTATCACCATCTCCATCTACGTCTGGGTAATCTGGTCTCTTTTCTTCTTCTACTCCAGCTTTTTCATTAGATGCATCTATAGCTTCTTGTCTAGCGTCTTCAGCATCTCCTTCATCCATTGGTAATTTTTTCTCTTCTTCTTCTTCATGAAGGATTTCATCTACAATTACTGTCCAAGGGTTGTGTCCTGTTGTAACTACACCACCTATACTTTCTTTTACCAAGTCAAATGTGTTATCGCTATCTTTTAGTTTTTCACTATAACCACTAGCAGCATGTTTACCATCTGCTTTTTGTGTTTTAGCTTCTGTATATCCTAAGCCTTTAACACCAAATTGACCTTCTTTTACATAATGTAAAGGATCTTTAGCTAGGTTTTTAATTACAAGTTCTTTAGCTTCGTCTAAAGTTAATTCACTATTATAACTAGTTTCTAATTGAACACCTTTTAATAATTCTTCACCATTAACATTATTAATATTTTCTAAGGTAGTATTGTAATCATAATTATGAGAATCAATATTTTCTAAAGTTTTATCTACTTTATAAGAAGCTTGGAATCCTTTACCTTCAAATTTAGCCTTAGAATCTGCTGATATTCCTTCTGAATCTTTTAGGGTATTAATTGATTCGTCTGTATTAACAATGGGTTTTAATTCTTCCCCTTTTTTTTCTGCTAAAAATTGGGCAAACTTAGTTTCAAAATCTTGTTTTGGAGTTGCTTCAAAAGTAGAAATAGGATGTAAGTCTACATAATTTTCTGTAATTAACTTTTCTGTTAATTCTTTATGTAATTGTTCTGATGATTTCATATTTTTGTTTATTGTAATAATGTTTCAATGTCGTTAAAATAATCGTTAATCATATCTGTGCCTATTACAACACTAAAACTATTAGGATTATCTCTATAATATTTTATTGTTTCTATTTTACCTAGTTTGATTGCTTTTTTAATATCTTCAAATCTAGCTTCTAATTTATCAAAAGCTTCTATACGTTCCTCATGGAATTTAGATGCTTTGTCTTCGTTTTCTTTTATATTACGATTATACATATTAAAATAATTTATTTACTTCGAGTCCTGAACCTTTCTGTACATAAGTGCCATCTTTTGTTTTAGGAACTAACTTGTATTTAAATTGTTTTACATATGCATTATCTTTAACTCCATCCTCTGTTGCCTTAGGGCCAGGACCTAATGTTGCCCCAACTCCTTCTTTTTTAAGTTTTTTTTTCTTTTTTTTAAAAGCATAAGGTGTAGCATACTGCATTCCTGTACCACCAGTAAAACTAGCTGACCCAGCTCCACCTCCTGTAGTAGACATTTCTTCAATTTCCCCTTCCATAGTCATTCTTTTATACTCGTCTGGGTACTCGTTACGAAGATGTTTTCTGATTTTGTTTCTTAAAAGTCTAGCTTCTTCATATATTTCTCTAAACTTTTCATCATTCTTAGTTTTAGTATAAACTCCTTTAGCTGTTGAAACTAAACTATCAACATCGTCATTTAATTTATCAAATGCTGGGAGTTCAATTACTTCCCACCCTATTTGTCCTGTTTCTTTATCTATAGAATTAACTACAAATTTAGTATCTCCATCTTTAGAATAGGACACATCACCTATTTTAGCTCCTGTTTGTTGGGCTAAGTTAGGGGTAGGTGCTTCTTTAAGTTTATACTTATATGCCATTTGCTATTTGAATTTCGCTTATTAATTGATAATAACGTAACAAATCAACTAAATTGTTGTCTCCAACTTTATCAGTCTTTTTTAATTCAGTTAAAAATTTAGCTACTTCAGTAATTTTGATTTGAGTGGCTTTATCTTTTATATTTTTAGACTCTTTATTTAAAATTGATTTTAACTCAATAATTTTAATATTATAAAAATTTCTTAAATCTGGAGTTGAATCTACAGAATTGATATATTCTTTAAGGACTTGTTTTTGATCATTAGTTAAAGTATCATACTTATCATTAAATTTTTCTAATAATACTTTGTAAGTTAAAGTTCTTACATCTTTATCATATGTAGAAAATTCTTTAAGTACTGATTCTTTGGAGTTTGTTGATACCTCTTTTTTTGTTAAATGTTCTAATAAAGTAACTTTATTATCTACTAATTGGGTTGGGTTAGAAATTGAGTTAGAATTAACATTTTCTATTAAAGTATATAAAGCAGCTAATTCTTTATAATTTGTAATTTTAGAACCAAAAAAAGATTCTAAATCATAATGTTTTTTAATTTCATTAATTAAATTATATTTTTGCTTTTTTAAAGATTTTCTATTAAATTTAGTAGATGCCTCTAATATAGTATCAATAACTAATGTAGCTCTACCTTCAGTTATTACCTTAGATTTAAGTACAGATTCATATAATTTGTATTCTTTACCTAAAGAAGTATTAACAAAATATTCTTTTAATATATCTATAGCGGGTGAACTACCACCTTTAAGTGTATCAGCGGTAATTTGTCGTACTAACAGTTCAAATAATATGCCTGTGTTTTTGTACTTTGAGTGTTTTATTTTCATCAAAAAATATATTTATTTATAAATATGTAAAATTTTTTACTTCTTTAATTGGTTTTCATCTAATAATGAAGATGTATCCTTATCTTCCTCAAAAATTAATTTCTTTTGGGTCATTTTTTTAAAAATATCTTTGTTTTTTAAGAAAACAGTTTTAGCACTTTCAAGAGCTAGTGGACTACCACCTTTAAATTTAGGACGGATAGCATTAGAATCATTTTTATCTTTATCTTTCATGCGTTTAGTTCCTAATCTATCTTTACCAAAATTATCGTCTTGTGTATTACGTTTAACATTGGTATCTTGTGGTCTACCTAGTTTAGGATCATCAGCCGCATACTTTTCTGGATCTGGGACATTCCCTGGGTCATTATACATTCTTCCTTTACCATATAATGAAGCTAAATCATGAGGGGTACCATATGATTTACCTGTTTCAACAGGATCATTTCCTTCTGCTTCGATTTGTGCTATTCTAAATTTACGTTTAGCATCTTCTCTAACTAGATCTCTATACTCATCATATTGGTCTTCACTAAAGTGGTAAATATTATCATAAATCCAATCAGATGGTACTAAACCTTGTTCTAGTAAAGTAGCAGATAATTCAGCTTTTGATTTCATTAACTCAATTCTTTCCTGATCATAGATGATCGAAGGAGTAGTCATGTTTAATGTAAAGTTTGTTAGTGTTTCATCTGTATACCCTTGGGTATATAAGTGGACTAAAGCAATTTTATTTAGTTCCGATAATATAATTCTTTGGATTCTATCAATGGTACGAGCAAATCTAATATCTTGTTGCGCTAATGTAGCTTTACCTTCTAAACCTTCTTCATACCCTAAAAATGCTTTTGGAATTTTAAGAGCTGCAAATAGTTTACCTCTTAAATATTCTACATCTTGAATACCATCATATTGTAATCCTGGGGTAGTATCTATTTTAGTAGTATTATCATTACCACGAACAGGAATATAAAAATCTTCTAACATATTTTGCATGTTATATTTTAAATTATATTCTCCTGTTTTTTCATCCATAAACGGAGTACGTTTCATACTTGAAATAGTTTTTTGCATAAATGTTTCTATTTCATTAGGTGGAATGGCTCCTACATTTACATAAAAAATACGTTTTTCTGGAGCACGAGCAATTCTATGAATTAACATTGCATCCTCCATTAAGGTATATTGCTTAAATAACTTTCTAGCTGGTTCTATGTAAGCTCTACCATAAGGAAGATAATTAACATCACCTACTAATCTAAAATGAGCCATTTCATAGTTGTCAAATACAATTCCTGTTGTATTATCTGGATTTTGATTTACTGTGTAATAACCTGAGCTGCTGGTTCCTCCTCCTACAAATCCTTCTGGGTTGTAAATGTATCTAATTTCTTGTGGGTTTTCTTCATTATACCCCTCTTGTCTTTCCATATGATAAGCTGTATAAGGTATAACATTATATACCCCAAATTTTTCAGCTATTTCTAGTTTTAAGAAAAAGTCACCATATTTACACATTTGACGAATCCACATCCACATATTAAATTCAATATTTAATACATCATAAAATAGGTTGTATAATATATTTTGAATATCTTCATTAGCACTCCTAATTGAAAGAACCTCCCCCATATCGTTTTTTAAAGTAGATTCATCTGCTAAAATATCTAAGGCAGAGGCAATAATTGCATCTTGATCCATCACATCATATTCTGAATAGATCATGGTACGTAAATATTGGTAATTTAAGTTAAATTGGGCACCATATAATGAAGAAGGGGCAGTAGAATAAATTCTATTATATCTATCAACTAACGAATTAGTTTCATATTCCCCAC